TCCGAGTGGCTCGTCGCGGCCTCTGCCGCAATCGTCGCCGGGGCCGCCGTGTACGAGAAGGCCAACGGGCCGAACTAGCTGCCACACTGACGGCCCGACCATCTCGACGAACGGAGGACCCGAATGACTCCCCCTTGTGGATGCGGCGGCTCGGAGCAGCCCCGCCAGACTCGACGCCAGGCCGCCGTCCGGCCCGTGAGCCCCGCCTCGATCCCCGGCGGCCCCGGCGAGGACGGCTACACGTGGAACGGCCCGCAGAAGACACCGGCTCCGGCGGAGCCGCGCAAGCGCGCCCCCGTGACGGCGAAGTAGGCCCGTGGCCCGCCGCCGAGCCAAGCCGTCGACGATCCTGAACCCGGCGCGCTCGCGCGTCGCGCACCGTCTGCGGTCGCTGACCGCTGCGGGCGTCCGGATCAAGTCGAAGGACGCCGACCTCGTCCGGCGGCTCATCCAGCCGTGGCACTCGCGCGCATACGCCTACTACGACCTCCTCGGCGAGATCAAGTACGCCGCCCAGTTCTACTCGCGCGCCCTCTCCCAGTTGGAGCTGTACGCCGCCGAGAAAGACGAGAATGGCGACCTGATCCGCACCGAGAACCCGCAGGTCGTCGACATGCTCGACCGCGTCCAAGACCCCGGCGGCGGCCGCGCCGCGATGCTCGCCTCGTACGGCCGCATCATGTTCTTGACGGGCGAGGCGTACCTCCTCTGCACGCAGGACACCGAGAACGACGTCGAGCAGTGGGAGATGCTCTCAACCGACGAGTTGCGCGTCACCGGCGCGAACACCATCGTCCGCTACAAGGCGCCGTCCCTGATCGCCGAAGACATCAAGGAGCCCGCCGACGACGACTGGGAACCGATGGGCGACAACGAGGGGATCGTCTACCGGATCTGGAAGCGCCACCCGCGCTACTCGCAACTCTCCGACTCGACGATGCAGGGCGTCCTCGATCTCTGCGAGGAGCTTGTCCTGCTCACCCAGGCCGTCCGGGCTCGCGCCCGGTCGCGGCTGGCGGGGCCGGGCGTCCTCTTCATGGCGGACTCGTTCTCGCCTCCGCCGGTCGACATGAACGCCCCCGACGACGACGTCAACGAGGACCCGTTCCTGGCCGCGTTCACCGAGGCCGCGATGACTCCCATCGAGGACGAGGGCTCCGCGTCGGCGGTCGTCCCGCTCATCATCCGCGGCCCGCTGGAGGCGGTCGAGAAGGGCGTCAAGCACGTCCAGATCATCGACCCGACGCAGCTCTACCCCGAGACGGGGCTCCGCTACGAGACGATCAAGCGAATCGCGATCGGCCTCGACATGCCGCCCGAGATCCTCATGGGCCTCCAAGACTCGAACCACTGGACGGCGTGGCAGATCGACGAGCAGACGTGGAAGGGGCACCTCCAGCCGGTCGCGCAGCAGCTCGTCGACGACCTGACCGCCGCGTTCTTCCGTCCGTCGCTGAAGGCCGCCGGGATCACGGACTGGGGGAACTACTCCATCGCGTTCGACGCGACCGCGATCATCAACCATCCCGACCGGACGAAGGACGCGAAGGACCTGTACGACCGCATCGCCATCGGCAAGGAGGCGCTGCGCGACGCGGCCGGGTTCGACGAGGACGACGCGCCGTCGGAGGAGGAGCGCGCCGAGATGATCGGCATCAAGACGCACGACTCGTCGCTCGCCTGGTTCGGCGCCCCGAAGATCACGACGGGCGGTGTCGAGGAGGCGCCCGGTCAGCTTCTCACTCCTGGGGGCGAGGTCGAGGGCGCCGTCGCTGAAGGGACGGGCTCCGAGGTGGAGAAGGGCCCCGCGAGCGGCGCAGAGGAGAATCCGACCTCGCCGCCTGCGGAGACGGTCATCGGTGCTGCCCGCATCGAAGGTGCGCTCGACCTCGCGATTCTCCGCGCCCGCGAAGCCGCCGGGTCGAAGCTCCGCTCTCGCGCGCTGCGTACCGGCGACGGTGAGCTGGCCGAGCTTCTCCGCTCGACGTCGCCGGGCAAGTGCGCGGCCGTGCTCGGGCCGGAACGGCTACGCGTCGTCTCTCCGGCCGGTGAGTTGGAGCTGGTCGAGGGCGCTCGCGGCCTCATCGTCGACTCGCTCCGAATGTTCGGCATCACCGACGAGGAGAAGGCGAAGGAGGTGTGCGATCGCGTGCTCGTGGTCGCCGCCCGCACCCTCTATGAAGAGGGAGGGGCTCGCACCCCGGCGTCGCTCGTCAACTACGTCGTCGGGCTGTACAGCGGCAACGGGAACGGCCGGAACGGGCGCCACTGATGGCGGCCCCGGTCGCCAACCGGCCGCCCAAGGTCACGCACCACGCCCCGCGCCATCCCGGCGCCGACCACCACAACGCCGTCCTCGCGGCCGCCCGGGCTCGCGTCGACGAGCTGGAGCCGAAGCTCGCCGCCGCCCTGGAACCGATCCTGCGCCGCGCCGGTGACGAGGCCGCCCGCCGCTTCCGGCGGTTCGCGACGCACCACCACTCCCTCCACGCCGCCGGGCCGCTCACCGGCGTCCAGCCAACGTCGACGATGCTCTGCGTCCGGCCGCGCCCCGAAGAGGCCGCCGCCATCGCCGACCCCGATGGCGCCCCCGCCTCCGACCTTCACTGCACGCTCGCGTTCCTCGGCGAAGTCGAAGGCTCCCTCGACGCGATCCGCGAGGCCGTCGCCATCGTCGCCGGTGCGCATGGCCCCCTCTCGGGCGTCGTCGCCGGGTACGGCGAGTTTCGGCCACCCGACTGCGGCATCCTCCTCCCCGACGTGCCCGGCCTCGTCGAGCTGCGCTGCGCCGTCACCGAGGCGCTCGTCGCCGCCGGGATCGACTACTCCCGCGAGCACGGCTGGCAGCCGCACATCACCGTCGACGGCGACCCCGAGGACGGCGAGATCGACGAGATGCTCGACCGCGCCTCCGGCCGCCCTCTCCACTTCGACGCCCTCCTGATCGTCCGCGGCGACGTCGAGACGCTGGAGCTGCCGCTGGTCGGGCCGCGCCCCGTCACCGCCGCCGGGGATGCGCCGCCGCCCGACTGGACTCCTCCGGCTGCCGACGAGCTCGTCGACACCGACGCCCTCGCCGCCGCCTTCCGCGGCAAGACCGACCCCATCCGGCTCGCCCTCATCGAGGACGTCCTCGGCGCCGCATTCGGCGTGCCCGGCGTCACCGAAGAGGAGGCCATCGCGTTCTACCAGTCACCGGCTGCGTACGAGTTCAACGAGGCGCTCCGCTCCGGCAAGGCGCTCACCGCCGAGCAGCAGCACATCGTCAACGCCCTCGACGCTGCGATGAAGCCGTCGGCCGAGGACATGGTGCTCTACCGGGGCGTGGCGGACGCGGAGGCGACGTTCGGCACGACCGAGGCCGCGAAGCTCTCGGGCGCCGAGGTTCGTACTGGCGGTTACCTCTCCACGTCCGCATCGCAAGAGGCCGCCGATGCGTACGCCGGTGCCACCGTCTTCGGCGAAGAGGTCCCGCTCATGCAGGAGATCCGCGTGCCGAAGGGGACGCCGATGTTGCAGATGCCCGACCTCGGCTACGGCGGCCAGTACGAGTACGTCCTCCCCCGCAACATCGGCGTCAACATGGGCTCCGTCGAGCCCTATACGGACGAGTACGGGAACGACGCTCTCCGCTCGTCATCGACCGCCACCAGCAAGGGAACCCTCTCCCCGTCGACGGCCGGAGTCGCCGAAGGCGCCGGGCTCTCGTTCGACGTCTCCAACCCCCTCATCTCCGGCGTGCTCGCCAAGACGGGCCAGCACATCACGGGGATCGCCGACACGACGCAGGCGAACGTCATGCGCGCCGTCGGCTCCGCCTACGACTCGGGCCTCACGATCCCCGACACGGCGAAGCTCATCACCCAGGTCATGCACGAGGCGGCTGGCCCCCGGTCGGTCATGATCGCGCGGACGGAGATGACGTCGGCCGTGAACGGCGCCTCGCTCGCCGCCGCTCAGCTCATCGGTGAGCAGACCGGCGCGAAGATGACGAAGACGTGGCTGACCGCGCCCGGCGCGCAGTACCCGCGCCACGAGGACTACGACGACCTCGACGGGCAGACGGTCGGCCAAGACGAGACGTTCACGGTCG